TGTTTTCTCCTTGGTTCTATCGCTGCGTGGCTGATATACTTGATGCGCGCTTTTGGGGCTTTTCGCTGCTTCAGTTCTATAAAAAGGGGGAGTGGATAGACTACGACCTTGTGCCGCGCAAGCACGTGGAACCTGTCCGTAAGCTCATTCTGACCAGGCAGACGGATCTATTTGGAGCATCGTGGGAGGAATTTGAAGACTTGCTCTTCATTGGCGGCAGCACTGACCTTGGACTACTTGCGAGGGCTGCACCTTGGGTTATCTACAAGCGTAACACGACTGCCGACTGGGCACAGTTCTCGGAGGTATTCGGTATGCCCATACAGGAATACACCTATGAGACAGATGACGAAGATGCGCGTGCACGTGCCCTTCAAGATGCAAATTCCATCGGCTCACTTGCCACCTTTATCCACGGGAAGGACACGGAACTGCAGCTGCGTGAGGCGGGAAACAAGACGGGCTCTGCGGAAGTCTACGACCGTTTCATAGAACGCTGCAATAGCGAAATTTCAAAGCTCATTCTCGGCAACACATTGACAACGGAGGCATCCACCAATGGCACACAAGCGCTTGGCACGGTGCACAAAAAGGTGGAAGAAGCCGTCGCGAAAGCAGATAGGGAATTTGTTCTCAATGTCCTGAATTATGACATGACGGACATATTCGCACATATGGGTGTTGACACTGCAGGTGGTAAATTCTGCTTTCCGGAAAAGAAAGATGTTGACCCAAATACAACGATGAGTGTTCTTACACAGCTGCACACGACATTCTCTCTTCCTATTGATGATGATTACCTTTACGAAAAGTTCGGAGTAGAGAAACCAAAAAACTACGAACAGCAGAAGAAGTTGCAGTTGGAAGAAAAGAAAGCACGTGAGGAAGCCTTACAACAGCAGAATAAGGAAGAAAAGAATCCGGACGGCAGTTCACAAAGTTCAAATTCTCAAGCTTCTCAACCCCCGACCTCAAAGTTCAAGGACCGCCTACGCTCTTTTTTCGTGAAAGCCCCGAAGGACGGGGCTCATTTAGACTGGTAGTCAATCGAAGCTACTTCGATGCTGATGATGCGCCTTCCTTAGATTTGCAGATCAGTGAGAGCACTTTAAGAAAGGCACTTGCAAACATATATAAGAAAAAGTTCAATGTCAGAACGGAGATTGAATCATATCTCTATGCTGCTGTACGCGATGTGTTCAATCAAGCGACAGACGAGGCTTTTCTATCTTCTGATCATGACAAAGATTTTCAACAGCAACTGCGACATAGTAACGAAGTATTCTCTGCATTCAAAGTGCATCGTGCACAGAATGATATGGCTGCACGGATGCTCGACTCAAACGGTGTTCTAAAATCGTTCAATCAGTGGTTGAAAGAGGTTTTACCGATAGCCTCGCATCAGTGTGGTGCCTGGCTAAAAACAGAATACGATACGGCGGTGCTCCGTGCGCACCAGGCAGCCGACTGGCAACAGTTCCGGCGCGAGAAAGATGTGCTGCCCAACCTCAAATGGATGCCGTCAACAAGCCTGCATCCTTGCAGGGAACATCGTAGATATTGGGGAACCATACGTCCCATCGACGACAAGTTCTGGAACGAGCACCGCCCGGGAGATCGCTGGAACTGCAAATGCAGTTTGTCAAGTACTGACGAATCCGTTACACCCGTGCCCGCCAACGACGATGTTTCAAAACCACAACCAGGACTTTCGGGCAATCCGGGCATAACAGGCAAAACGTTCTCGGACGATCACCCGTACTTCCCAAGGTCATGCCAAGATTGCGATTTCTATCACCCTAACCTAAAAAACAGGCTAAAGGATTTATTTACGAATAGGGTGAAGAACTGCTACAACTGTCCGTATATTGATAAATGTATTGACAGACTTGGCGCAGATGGTTTCAAACTGGAGCGAAAGTACCCAAATGGAGGGACGCTTTATATTCATTCCGATGCAGATAAAGACAAAAATGATTACAAGGCAATATTGACAATAGCAAGAATTTTTGCAAAAGATGGTAGGACGGTAAGGATAACTCCACGGCTACATTATAAGTCCGAGGAATATCAAAGCATATACGGTTCACTCATTGGCACGCGATACGAGAGAAAGTGTCCTGATTTTCAAGTAGACGGCATTTTTTATGAATATGAAAGTTTCATAAAACCATGGAATAAGAAGAAGGTAGGGCGTATGCTGTCTCATGGTCTTGAGCAGTCTTCTCGTATCATAATTGATAATACTAAAGGCTGTTCAGAACGTTTTATAAGAAAACAGATAATGGCACGAATTCATTTGCCAGCACAAGTCATAGATGAGGTATGGATTTATGAAAAAGGCAAGGTGAGATTGTTCTATAAAGATGGAACTTTCTATAAAAACAACGGAGGAAACTGAGTCCCTCCGCGATGCAACGTGCCGTAGCACATGCTAACTTCTTTATGAAGCTGTTGCAAACATACAACTTATTAACTAAAAAAGCAAGCAAATGGATATAAAAGTTTTCTCTGAACTCATAAAAAACCGAAGTAGGGAACTCGACAGGCTTATACGTAGACAACTTCCTATCAAGGTTGGGCGTATAGCAAAAGATCATTACCAGAACAACTTCCGCAAAGGTGGCTTCATTAATCGTGGTTTGCAGAAATGGCCGACAACAAGGCGACAACAGTCCGACTCAACCTCTGCAGCAGCGTCGTATGGTCCGTTGCTCTCCAAGCGCAACCATCTTTTCTCTTCTGTCAAGTATGCGCCAGGAGATTATCGTGTAAAGGTTTCCAATGAAGTACCATACGCAGCTATACACAATGAGGGTGGCACAATCAACACACATCCTACCGTCACACCCGAAATGCGCAAGATGGCATGGTCAAGGGCGTATGCCATCGCAGGTATCAAGGTCAAGGGGAAGAAGAAAAAGAAACTCCCCAAGGAACTCCCTGCCGAGGCTCGTAAGTGGAAGGCTCTTGCACTCACCAAGAAGACAAAACTCAACATCAAGGCAACCATTCCCCAGCGCAGGTTCCTCGGAGAAAGTGCGGAACTCTCTAAACGTATCAATGACAGGACAGAAGAGGAAATCACGAAAATTATAAAATTATAATTAGCATGGAACAGATTTTTATTTCAATCCTTGAACTCATCAGCCGCGAGATGCCGGAACTCCAGCTCGTTGATGAAGACTACGGACAACTGGAAACAAGCGAGGATACTTACCCCGTAACTTTCCCTTGCGCACTCATCGGCAATATGGAGGCAGATTGGGAAGAAATTGGAATGGGTACACAAAAGGGCATCGTTACGCTTACCACACGTCTTGCCATAGACTGCTACGAAGATACACATATCGGTTCCGGCACAACGGAGAAAGTCGCAGAGCGTCTGCAATTAGCAAACCATCTCTATACTGCGCTTCAGTGCTCACGACACAGTGACGATATGGGACCAATGTTCCGCACTAAGACAAGATGCTATTCGTTACCGGGAATGATCAAGGTCTATGAATATGTATTCCAATTCGAGCTGCATGACGACTCTGCAGCAAAGGATTAGACAGCTGTTTCCTGAAACAACTCAAGTTGCTTGGCGGTCAGACGAGGCTTGCGGACTTTCGGAACAGGATTCACATCTATATCTTTCACCTCAGAACATTTTTTGCGAATAATCGCCATTATGCGCTCCTCACTGATGAAAAACTCTTTGGTAGAGAGCAGGCGTAGCGCATCGTCGAAACGAAGTCGTTGCACCTCCGTCCAATAATAATAACGTCGACACAATGCCTCGTCACGCAATGCAATTAGATTACTATCCCTTCCTTTTTTCATGCTTAGTTCTTTTGCAAAACAAAATTAACAAAAAATCCCCGCAAACACAAAAGCTTGCGAGGATTTTTATTGACTTACGGCATCTCTAACTCTCTGTCATTCCGAGTGGAACAGTTACCCACGCACCGTTTTCGTTGCGCGTTTCCACTCTGATGAACTGCTTGCTGACGGAAGGCCGATAACTTTCTTCAATTATACGCACACCTTCCAAGAAGCGGTCATTGCCGGTTTCTTCTGCAATCTTTCGCAATTGAACGATGCGCGAAGCTTTGAGTGTACCCTGCGCATCACGTGAGAGCAAACGCAGAACCATATTGACAAGTGCTTTGCTCTTCTCATCTTTAGCAAGGCTTTCGATGTATTCTTTGACGATGGCTATACCGTCCTCTACCGTGTCAAGATAACCATCTGTCACGTAAACGCCGAGTTTGATGCGTTTGTTGCCCGCCGTATTGCTGAAGGTATGGCTGCGCTGATTGTCATTCAAGCGGCTCTTGAAGAGCTCTTCTTTCATCGCGATCACTGATTTGAAACTATCAAATACGCGCTGCTTAACCTCTTTGATTTGCGCAGACAACTGTAGCAACTGCGGTAGTGTTCGCTCGATCTCTTCATCTACCATTATGCGATAGCTTTCGCGATCTGCGCGCGATTTCTCTTCTGCCTTACGCTTTTCTTCTGCGGCTCTGAAAGCGGCGAACTGCTTTTGCTCCTCTGCCGTCATTTCGACGGTCATTTTCTTCTGTTCTTCCATTGTTTTTGTATTTTACGAATTTCTACATAACACTTTTATTCTTTGCTCTTTGCCTCTAACACAAAATCGCAACCGATCATTTTAACACTCGAAGAATATCTTACGATAGAATTTTCTGTGATGCCGAAATATGT